GGCAATATCGTGGCGTTGACATTGTTATTGTCAACAACAGTAATATTGATGTTTGCCATTTCTGTTACTCGACAATAATGCCGTCAGAGCGAACGAGAAATAGCAGGAAAATGATTGTGTCATCCTGCGGACTTGACCCGGCAGCAGGAAAGCTGATTTTGATTCGACCAGAAAAGCCGACGCAATCCACTGCGGCAATATTCAACTCGGGGTCCGAAGAAATAAGGCTCCAAGTGTTGTCATTGATGACAAGCGTAAAAGAACCTGTCGCGTCAACACGATTGGCGATGGTCAGGGTAATCGGAGTTGGCGTCGGCGTGTAGTTGCCAATATCGAACGTCAATCCATTACGGGTGTCTTGCACATTCGTCAGTTCCCGACGAATGATCTGTGCGCTGATGGTGGCTCCGGTCAAGTCGATGGGAGTGACGTTATCACTTCCCGTCAACGCGAAGTTCCAGTAGGTTTGCTGGTTCCACACCAATTCGCCAGCCAAGATCGGATTATCAAACCCGCTGACCTGCGTAAGCGCATTTTTGTTAAAGACAGCCATGTTCCCCAACCTCGGGTAGTGACGCACCCCCACTATCTCGCGGGGGGACGGATGTCTTGTCTTATAGCTGGATCATACCACTTTAGGTGCCATTTTCAACACTTAAAATCATGGTTCCAGACCCAACAATTGGGCTTCCGCTTGACGATGTGCTGATGTCATAAGAAAGTTGGCATTCATCCACACCAGTGGAAGACAGCGCCAAAGTCCATGCTTGATTTGAACTTAACGCCAACCATGAGTCAAGCGTACCTGTGCTGGGCGTTGTGCCACTGATTTTAGAAACTTTCACCCAATACGAATTGCCAATATTGGTCGTTGTTGGGCTGTACCAACTTTTGTATGTTGCATAAGCCCCAGCGTTTGCTTTGGAATAAACCGTACCGTCAGTTCTAAACTGTAGTCCAGCTGTGGCCGTTCCACTTGCTGCATATGCATATTTAACCAATGTTTGGTTTTGAAGTACGCCAGCAATCGTCAAATTAGCTTGGTTAATAGTGACATATAAACTTGATCCATCCCAGAGCAATTTATTACCAGAGGCATCTCCAATGCTTAATTTATAAGCACCACCGGAATAACCTAGGAAAAACCCTACACCTGTGTCGTATGCTGTTTGACCACCTTTAATAAAACCAGATGAGTCAATAGTAATGGTGCCTGCTGTGATGGTTCCAAGATTTGCCGAAATTGCCGACAAACTACCAACTTTCAACGCAGAAATATAGGGTAATCCCCAAACAGTGTTTCCAGTTGATGGGCTGTAAATACCATCAATTTGGAAAATTGACTCACCGGCCACATAGGTGGGAACTGTTCCTTGCCATACTTCGCTGCCACCCCAAGTGTTATTTGGTGGGAAAGAAGTCGATCCAGATGTGGTGTACGTTGTTGGAGTGTTGTTTAGGGTCGATCCAGTAACTTTGGCGTAAGCAATTCTGGCAGAAGCTCCATCCGTACCGTTTGTGCCATTTGTGCCATTTGTTCCGTTAGTCCCATTAGTCCCGTTAGTGCCAGCCGCACCATAAGCCAGAACAGAAGCAGTGGTCCAGTTAATTGTGCTGGTGGTACTGGTCGCGCTAGATGTCAGATTTACGGTTGCCCCCCAGAGCGTATATCCCGCCGATGGCGATGTACCGGGAGTCAGTGACCAACCAGATGGGGCAGCACCAAACGAATTGGTTGCCCATGTATATGTTGCAGTACCACTTGGTCCTGTTGGAATGGTTGCCGCCCATTGATAAACAACCACATTGACTGATTGCGTACCATTAGCACCATCAGTGCCATTAGTGCCATTAGTGCCGTTTGAACCAGCATATCCAACCACATAAGCGGTGCTGGTTCCCCACGTTACTGTGGATGTTGCCGTTGTAAGCTGATCAGAATAATTTTGATTGCAAGCGTACAGCGTCTGACCGGGCGATCCAGCTGACGGGGTTTGCGTCCAACCATTCAGCGTACCGGGATTTGTATAGGTAGCCGTTGCCCATGTATATGTTGAGGTGCCGGACGGGAAAGTTGTCGGGGTTGATGTGGCCCACTGATAGATTTCCAGCATCGCAGTGCGATAGCCGTTTGATCCATCTGTGCCGTTTGTACCGTTGGTTCCGTTGGTTCCGTTCGTGCCGTTCGTACCCGCAGCGCCCAATGCGTATGTGACAGCAGTTGTCCATGTCACTACAGAAGTCGCACTTGTTCCGGTGTCGCTATATGACTGAGTGCAGCCCCAAAGCGTTTGCCCAGCAACAGCAGAACCCGGCAATTGCGACCATCCATTAAGCGTTGGCGATGTAAATGAATTCGTCGCCCACGTATAAGTGGATGTCCCACTTGGGAAAGTAGTCGGAGCATTGACGGCCCATTGGTAAACCTCTAATTGAGCTGTTCTAGTGCCATTAGCTCCATCAGTTCCGTTTGTTCCGTTAGTGCCGTTTGTTCCATTCGACCCGGCATATCCAACAACATATGTGGCCGAGGTGCTCCACGTAACGATTGATGTGGCCGTCGTGTTGGTGTCTGCATAGGTAACAGAGCAGGCATACAACGCATATCCGGGCGTGGATGTTCCGGGCGTTACTGTCCAGCCATTAGGTGTTCCGGGTGCAGTGAATGTGCCGTTAGCCCAAGTGTAGGTTGATGTACCAGAAGGGAACGATGTTGGCGCAGTCGCCGCCCATTGGTAAACCTCAAGAAACGCTGTTCGGGTTCCATTTGATCCGGGTGGTCCAACAGTTCCCGTTGGTGCCCATGTCAATCCTGCGCTTGTAGCTGACAGCGTTGAAGTTGCTTGTTCATTGGCGACTTGGAACGCAAAATAATATGTTGCAGCAGGCAGGCTGATGTCGGCAAATTTAACTGTACTGCCTTGAGCAAATACTTGCGAATTGGATGCGGTTTGAATGCTCCAAACTTTCCAATCAGTTGAAGACGGGGACGCAACAGTCGTGTAAAACAAAGTAACTGTTGTGACCCGTCCAGTAGAAGGCATCACACAATTGAATGCAAACGTCGGGATCGTTGCTGACGGAGCTTGATCCGTTACCGTTGGCGCAACCAGCGCCGGGAAGTAATATGGGCTGGGCAATGAAGAATTCGGTGCCGGTGAGAATTGAGTGATGCTTGCATCGTCATAAACAGCAGCGTTGTATTCAGAGCATTCAATTCGAGCACCAAGATTTCCATCAGGCGTAGAAGCCTCTTGTACCTTCATCACCCGGAACAGCTTGGAAGTCCAGCCATAAACCGAGTTGGTAATGCTAATAACGTCGCCTGCGTTTACTTGAATGCCGGGATAGGCAGTAGTAAACGAAACAATCAAGTCTTCCCGAGCTTGTTCAAGAATACGATTTGCTAAATATGTTGCTTGAACTGAATCGTTTACTAGGTCAAAAGTTGTGCTGTATTTATTGACCGGTTCATTTGGATACAGCAATGATGGATTCAAAACAGCAATATCAAGAAACACATATTCCGGTTGATCTTTGTTTGATTTGAACGGAAAAGACGCCTCAACTTGATTAATTGATGACGAAAGGTCAGTGACACTGACACGAATCTCACCAATGATGTTTGAGTCATCAAATGAAAACGAGCTGGATTCTGCCTTGTTAATAATGGGCGACCATTGCCCTGTTGCGGCTTGATAGGCAAGCCAGCAATCGCAGGCTGTAAGAATCTTATCTACGTTATTGAGAACGGTCTCTCCGGTATTGATGACTCCATTTATGCGGTATCGAGCTTGAGTGGCCGATCCACCACCAGAAGGCGTATACGGAATTGTTGCGTCAGAATAAGTATTTAATGCGGCACATTGCGTGGAGTTGACATTTGCGGCTGGAACTGCGCCGCCATAAACAGTGTTGGTCAAATAGTCATACAAAACATCACCGGGCTTGGCGGCTCCAGTGCTGTTCAAATAATGAGAGCATTTGAAAGTCAATGCCTGCAAATTTGTAGTGCCTGCGTCACGGTTATAGATCAGCTTGACAATGGCAAAAGCCAATCCATTCATTTGCCGACCAGTAGACGGCCACCGCAGACTTGCATCAATGTCTGAGCCGCCCATCACGCTTGATGGGGCAGCTGCACCATTTGTGGATGTAATTACACCGGCAACCGTAGATGTATACAGATTGATGTAGAGATTGCCGCTAATGGATGTATCTTCATTTCCTGCGCCATCTGTTAATTTGGTGACTTTTGTTCTGTCAGTGTTGTCAAAAGTTACGAGTCGATCACCGTAATAAAAAACACTTTGATCGTAAGAAAACTGTCCGTTAGCTGAGATGTTGCTAATCGCCAGCACGTAATACATCGTCTTTTGATCGGTAGACAGCACCGCATCGACAAACGTGCCACCCAGCCACGCATCGCCATAAACAACTGGCAAACTGTTAGTGGAATTGGGCGGGATTTGCTGTCTTACGCCGGGATCAGTTTGGTTTGGAGGCTGGCTTCCAAAGATGCGAGTCACCACATATGACAACGCAAAATTGACTGCCAATTGAACAACTGCACTGGCCGTGTAAGCGGCAGCAGCAGCTTGAAAAGTTGCACTGATAAATGTCGCCAGTGACATTTCCAAAATTGGCATATTTACCTCACAAAAGTCGTTTCAATTGGCCTGAAGCCTTTTGATTCAAAGTTCATTCTTGGACTTGATTCCATCAGCGTCATGGACATGAAATCAGCTCTTCCAACATCAATCAATTCTTGTGCGTACTTTTGAAATCCAAGAAACAGTTTCCCACCCGTCAAGCCACCTCGATGTTCAGGCCGCACCCACCACGCAAGCTCTTTTACCTGCCTAATTTCTGGAATCCATAAATTCGGGACAATAGCCGCAACAATGATTCCTTTGCCTTCTTCAATCAATACGAATCCGCGCCCAGCAATGATGGACATCAACAATTCTTCAATGTACTGTTGATTGTGTTTTGTCTTATCTTTGAACGCATCAATTGGACCTTCCAAGGCATAGCTTTGCATCATCTCAAAGCATTCGGCAAGATCAAATTTGTTTGCTTTTCTCATGGGTTTACATCAAGACTGCCGCCATCTTTCCATTCGCCACCATTGGTTCCGTTGGATACAGACCCCCCAGAAGGTGGAGAACCAAAGTCAAAGAATTGATTGGATATGACACTCACTCGATTCATTGATACATCACCGGAATACACAGACTGCCAGCTTTTTTGATTGGTTTTCATCCCGGCAATTCGCTGCTCAAGAACTTTGCGCATCGAGCAACAAGACACCGTACAGGTAGCAGTTCTTGTACGTGCTTGGTCATTCCAATCTTCTGTGATTGATACGTTGTTAATGATGCCGGTGTAACGCTTAAAGAACTGGGTCGTTGGCGTAGTAATGATCTGGTTGTCAGCGTCCAAAAAACCGCGCCACACTTCTACGGAACTTCCTTTGATGTCTGCACTTAAAAGCAAAGACACATTGGCCGGATCAATTCCCACCAAAGCAATCAAAAGATCATCAGAAGATGCTTTGATGTCTTGCTGTACATCTCCCAACGACAAGAACGATCCCATGCCGTTAAAGGTAATACCGCTAACCGTTATGTTGCCAGCAGCATTGCAAAACGTATAAGTTGTTGGAGATGTCCTGCCAACAATCATCCTGATAAATTCAGCTTGTCGGATGTTCGCGCTAGACAGCGCATTCATTGTTGTGCTCATGGCGCGACATTCTCCCGAAACACAAACGGACCATCCCAAGCGACAAATGCGCCGCTAGTCATGGGCGTCAGCGTATACGTTGGGCATTGCTCTGCATACACAGGAAAGTACACCGCAGACCCAACCGCAGTCAATGTGCCTGTTGAGGGAGTTCCAATTACAGGTCGATGGATGCCTACGCTGATTGTTGATCCCGAGCCTCTCAGAACTTGCGCCGTGACTTTGTAGACATAGTTGCCAAGCTGCAAGAAGTCGCCAGCAGCAAAAACCACCGTTGTGGATGCCACCGCAGGAAGATTACCAATAGTCAAAGTTTGCGAATTGGTTGGCGGCACAGATGCCAATGTCAGCGCAGCAGCCTGTACGCTTGTCAAACCGCCTTTGTACTCAGTGAACCACGACAATGTTGATCCGCTAAATGTGATGTTCTGAGCGTACTCACGATCTGAGTTGTCAATGGATTGGATTACATCTCGCACTTGCGGGTAATACAAGAAGTTGTGAGGCGTAATCGTAAAGACCCAAGGCACCGCATTTAGATAGCCTGCCGTGCGAACTTGTCCACCACGACTTACCTGTTCACCAACAACCCGGCGATTGTTTACCGTCATTGATTGCTGGATGTTGACGATTGTTTGGAATGACATTTAGGCCCTCCCGCGGCCAACGGCCAGACTCTTTTGAGCGTAAGCATTTGCAGCCCAGACAGCATTTGGAGAAGACATCAGACGCTGTTCAAACGATTTGGTATCAATGGCGTTGATGTAGTTATTTGTAATATTTGTCACGCCACCCATCGAGGCCAGTTGATTGTTTGGAATGATCGTGCCTGCTGTGCGTGGAATGAACAATTCAGGACCTCGTTCGCCAACTAGCGACAATCTATTGGCCGCAACACTTCCACCATTAGCGTGTGGTTCTGCCCAATTTGTCGGAGCAGTTCCGGGCGCATAGACATTACCGCTAGAACCAAATAAAGCAGATCCAAGAAACTTGAAAATTGCAAGAGCTTGCGATTTCATTTGTATCAAAAGCATATCTTGAATAATGCTTCGAGCAAGATCTTTGAATGACAATTTACCAGTGCGAACAAAGTTTTCAAGTGCTTGAGACAAATTGTTCCAAACACTATCTGATATTTCTTTAATTCTTGTCAATGAATCCGCAGTTGCTGCCAAACCTTTTTCCATTTCTCTTTGTCCAATAAGTCTTTGAATTGCATTTTCCTTGTCAAGATCACTTATTGATGCTTTTTTAATCTCTTCAATTTTTTCAAGATATTTCAAATCAATCATTGCAGCATTAGTTTGCTGCTCTGTATAAAACAAACTTTCTTTTTGAAATTGCACTTTCTTGCGTTCTTTTTCTAATGAAATATCTGTTGCATTTGCTTCATTTATAACCGCTTTTAACTGAGCGTCAACAAATGCATTAAGCGCACCTTCATCTTCATCAAGTTGCTTTCTCCATTCTTCCTGTGCAGTACGTAAATCTGCTTCACGCTTGCGATTTAAATCTCGCACTTTTACATCTAAATCACGAAGAATTTTTAATTGATCTTCTTCGTATTTTTCTGCATTTTGTTTTGCAAAAACACCAGCTTCTTGAGCATTCTTTTTATCAAGTTCTAATTTAAGAATTGCAAGTTTTTCATCAGCATCAAGTTTTAATTTGCCAATTTCATCGACATTACGTTTTTCAAATTCATATTTATTTTGTACTTCTAATTTTGAATATTCCAATGCAAGATCAAGACGTTTTTGTCCATTTTTTGCTTCGTCATTAATTCTGTCAGTTTCATTTTTCTTTAGCAGAATAGCTCTATTGCGAAGAAGAATTTGTTCATTTAAGACATCTGCTTTTTGTTGTTGTTCAGCTATTTTTGCATCAAAAAATGCTGCATTTGCACTTGGTCGTGCCTTTGCTTTTTGATAATCTTCAATTTGCTTTTGTACAGAACGCAACTTATCTTCAAGAGTAGTTTCTCGTCCAATACCAAGCATGGCATCCCATGCAGCAGAGGCAGATTCTTTAAGAGCATTCCAAGATTTTTCAAGAATTCCTAATTCTCTTGTTTGTCCTTGAACTGAAGTATTAAAAGCATCCGCAGCAATTTTGGCAGATTCTTGAAGTTTGCCTTGCTTTTCCAAAGTTTCAATCTGTTTATATTGGGCAAGAGTCAAGAAATGATATTGATCATTAAGTCGCTTGGCGGAAGCCGCGGTGCCATCAAAAGCCGGAATCAGAGCTTTGGCAACTTCTTTTGATGTTTGACCCGTCAACTTTGATACATTCAAAATTGCTTGGGCAACAGAATCCATTGATTGACTAGTGAATTGACCAGAAGACACCAGTTGAAATAACACTTCTTTTGTATCGCCAATTGATACATTGACATTTTTACTAATTACATTTGCCATGCGCTGAAAACTATCAGCAGTAATTTTGGCGTAATTATTTGTAAGAATTAAATCGTCTCTAAGTTTTGCAGA